GCCGCGGTCTGCGGTGCCGTTTCTGCGGGGGCGGGGTCAGGAGTGGTGGTTTCGGACATGACAGGTTTCCTCCATCGCGGGGGTTGCACCCCCACCCGTCGCGGGAAGGGGAGATCGTGGGGCCGCCAGTCAGGCGGCGGTGAGGTAGCCGGACCGGGTCAGGTCGGCGATAGCGGCGGGGCGTGGCTTGCCCGCGACCAGGCGGTCGACGGACCGCGGCGTGGACAGCCCGCCGGTGTTGACGGCTCGGCTGATGTCGGTGCCGCCGCGGATCGCGTCAGCCTCGGCGACACCGAAGCGGCGGTCCTGCTCGGCGGCGGACAGCGAGTTGAAGTACTCGCGGGGGTTGGTCTGCAACGACGACACGTCGCCACGAGCCGAGTAGGGCAGGTGTTTGCAATCACATGACGGGTGACGGTCGAACCCGTCGTTCCACTTGAACCACTTACCGGCCAAGATGGCGCAGCGCCCGCATGACGGCCCGGACAGCGTGCGGATGTAGCCGTCGAACTCCTGCTGTCCGACCATGCCGACCCGTTCCGCGGTGATACCGGCCTGGTCGATCTCGTTACCGGCGATACGGGTCAGTGACGCCAACCCTGACTGCTCCGCGGTAGCGAAGTCAGCGCCGGACTCTAGTAGTTGCCAGGTGCGGTTCACCGGGTAGGACAGGACGTCGGTCAGGGCGCGGCCGTTAGCAGCAACCCCCGACAGTGACCGCGGGTTCACCACGGCATCAGCGGCGGCCATGTCCTGCTCGACGGTCAAGTCGATCAGGTACGCCGCGGCCTGGGTGGCCTGGGCGAGTTGGCCGGCGGCGACGAGCCCGGCGGCGCGGGTCAGTTCGTCGCGGAACCCGGACGGCCCGGTCGCGCGCCAGATCGCCAGCACCGCGGCGACGACACGCTGCGTGGTCAGCGTCGAACGCCGGTAGTGGGCTTGCGCGACCTGCTCAAGCGTCATCGGTCACGACGACCGGCGCGGGCTTCGGGCCGAGCAGCGACTCGAAGTCGCCGGCCAGGACACGGTCGACGGCGCGGGTGTCGTCGGACTCCATGACCGCGATCTGCTCCTGGCTGTAACCCAAGTCTTCGCGGGCCTGCCGCAGCGAGATCAGCCCCGCGGTCCGCAGCTTCGTGACGGCGTCGGCCTTCTGCGCGATGGTCGGCGTCGAGGCGTCGCGCCAGATGGTTTCGAGTGAGTCGATGCCGTCCGGCAGGCTACCGTCGGCGACGAGCAGCGCCAGTCGCATCACCTGCTCCCACGCGCCACCGAACGCCCGCTGACGCCGCTCCGCGCGCTTGACCAGCCGGGTCTCGGCGGATCGGATCGCGTCAGCGCTAGTGGGGTTCGCGTCGCTGTAGCCGAGGAAGTGCGGCGGCAGCCCCGACATCGACGCGACCATCCGCGCCAGCGTGTTCAGGGTCTGGTGGAAGTTGGCGAGGTTGGCCTCGGCGAACTGTTGGACGTTGACCTCGGATGGCAGCGCGTCGATGGTCCAGATACGGCCTGCGATCTGCGCCCACTTGCTGACGGGGCGGCCCTCGGAATCGAACTGGTCATCCTCACCCATGCCGACGATGACCCGCCGCGGCATGGCATGGAACTCCGCGGAGATCATCATGTCGGTGGCGATCTTGCACGCCGCATCCGACAGCGGCACGACGTCGGCGAGTTCGGACACGCCGTCCGGGTCTGTGATCCGCGCCCGGTTCACCAGCGGGACGACGGGCACCATCCCCAGGTTGTGGACGTCGGTGTCGTACTCCCGCAGCACCCGGCCGTTCATCGCCTCGGTGACCATGTACACGGTCCGGTCCGGTAAGTACAGCGTGACGAACTCGTCGCCGTCGTCGGTGGTCCAGCGTTTGATCGCCTGCGTCACCGCGCGGGTCCGCGGGTCCCGGTCGGCGTAGACCTGCGCGGCGGACTCCACTGTGATGACCGGCGTATCGCCGCTGTCCGGCGCGCCGACGATCACGTAGCTGCGTTTCATCGCCAGCGCGTCGACGTGCGCCTGCTGGCTGGCTTCGTCCAGGGCGTTGGCCTGCCAGAAGTCCCACAGTCGGTCTTCGACCCGCTGGTTGATTCGGAACCCTTCGACGTCGAGCCGTTCCTCCAGGGAGTCGACGACGAGGCGGGGCCAGTTGACGACGACCGGCTGTATTCGGCCCTCCATCTCGCGGATCAGTTCCGGCGCCATGTACGTCAGCGGCTGACGGCCCTCGTAGTACCGGGACCACTTGTCGAGATCCGGCTGTAGGCGGATGAGTCGTTCGCGTAGGCGCACGGCGATGTCGATGTCGTTCACCTACGCTCCTCTCATCGGTAGACCACCATGCGGCGGCTTCTTCGTTTCGGTAGACCGGCGACCAGGACGTCGCACGCCGCCTCGTGGGCCAGCGCGTCAGCGATCACCGCGTCGATCTTCTGATGCTCATTAGGTTTGCCGACGACGATCCCGCCGGACCGGCGCACCCGCCGCGCGTTCGCGACATGGGACGCCGTAATCAGGCAGTCGTCGTGGGTTAGGGACTGGGTGGCGACGTCGGTGCGTAGCCGCTCCAACGCGGCCGCCATCTGCCGGGTCCGGTACGTCGCCCAGGTGATGACACGCGCCTCGCCGTAGCGGGTACGCCACCCGTCGATCTCCGACTGCCACAACTCCGGGTCCAGGTACATCCGCTGCACGTCATAGCGCACGAACAGTTCGTCGACCGCGGCCAGCACCTCCGAGCGGGGTACCTCACCGCCGTAGTCGGCCGGGTTCCAGATCGTCGGCGAATCGTCCGCGAACCGCGGCGTGAACCCATACACCGAGCCCGACTCGACGTCGATGACGCGGCCGCGGATCGCGGTCCAGTCGTCCAGCATCGACCCGTCGAACCCGAGCGTGACCACAGCGCCGGCGGGCACCGTCGTCGGCGCCGCGCAGGCGTTCCACGCCTCGGTGTCGAAGTAGGCGTCACTGGTGGCGACCACACGGTTGAGGTAGAACCGTTCCGCCTGCGACGCGTCACCCTTGGACGTGAGTTCCTCGATCTCGGCGTCGATCCGGTCCAGGTCCACCCAGCCGCCCCGCTCGGCGACACTGTCGCCGTAGACGACCTTCAGCACCTTGCGGCGCTCCCGCTTGTTCCGCACGCTGCCCGCAGGCGCCGGCGGGAAGTCGATGTAGACGTCGGGCAGGTTCGCGTCAGCGGTCCGCTGCGCGTCCGATAGTTCCGCCGGGTCCCACGCGTTAGTGGTCGCCACGGACCGGCCACCCATACCGGCCAGGTTGCGTCGCTGCGTATCCGCCAACGCCCACCCGCCGTTCGACTTCAGCCAGCTGTGGGGTTCGTCGTGGACGGCGAACGTGATCCGCTGCCCCAGTCGGGACCGTCCCTCGGCGGTGACAGGTTCGATGAACCCGCCGCCCGGCAGGTTGATCCGCGTCAACCCGGTGTCCGGGATGACGTCGGCCAGCGGTCCCTCTTGGATCATCGGCAGCAGCGCCCGGTAGACGTTCGCCGTCTGGTCCTCGCTCGATGCGGCGACCTGAACCCACGGCGTCGGCCACGGGCGGCCCACCGGTTCCCCGTCGGCGTCCCAGCCGTCGAACAGCACCGGACCGACCGACTCCGCGCAGATCATCGCCGCCGTCAACGGGCCCTTGCCCCACTTCTGAGGCCGGACCAGCAAACTTCTCCGGTACCGCCACGCCGACGACGCCTTCCCGGCGACCACCTCGGCGTCCGGCTCCAGCCGGTAATGCTGAAGGATGAACCGCGCCTGCTCATCGGTCAGGACGAACGGCGCACCCGCCCGGTCCCCATCGGGAACCACGCAATGCTGCTCGATCCAGTCGATGACCGCCCAACCCAATGTCGGGTATTCGCCAGGTTCACTCGGCCCGCGCCACGGCAACCGGATCAACCGCCTTCAACCGTGACCGCGCCGACGACCGCGGCGCACGCTTAGCGGCCACCTCGTCGCTGCCGTCGATCTCCCACCGCAACCGCAGACGCGCCATCGGCGTCAGACCGAGCCGGTCCTCCAGTTGGCGGACCTCCGCGAGCGCAGCTGCGTTGATCTCGCCGCCGTCGAGCGCGTCCTCGGCCGCACGCATCACCCGCAAGTAGCGGGCCACGGTACGCACGTTGTTGTCCAGTTCCCACGCGACCGCCATCGGCGTGCGCCACAGGTCGGCCCACACCTTCGCGTCGTAGTCGGACAGTTCACCGGACGGGAAAACGGGCGGCTTGCCTTTGCGTCCAGCGCGGGGCAGTTTCAGCGTGTTGGCCGGTGGCGGCACACGATGGCGCCGCTGGCTAGCGGGTTTCGGGGGTGGTCCGGGCATGGCGTTCTCCTCCGCGTCGCGCTTCGGGTGGGTGTCCGGTTATCGCAACCGGGAACTTATACAG